TCAGGCCTGATCAGCCTTTTTCTCTAACTTACTGACCTTATGGCGGACCCTGTCGTTCCATTCCGCTCCATCCGCACCGTTGTGAATTCTCCGGTGGCAGTTTGGACAGATCGCCGTTACTGAATCCGGACGATCGGGGCCATCGTCTGCAAGACGTTCAATGTGATGCGCCTCCAGATACGCCGAACCATCTTTCTTAGAAAATGGTGCCGGCTGCTCACACGCTTCGCACAGCCCTCGCGCTCTGGCCAGCACGTAGTCACGGACCGCCTTGCTGCGCTCACGCCAAACAGTGAGCGCCTTTCCAACCTTTGGTTTGGAACCGGCAGGGTCCGCTGCTGTATAGGCGGCCTGCCTTAACTCAACCAACGTCTTCCTTGATGCTCCCGGCACTTCAACATCAAAAGTTTCATCTGAACGCAGCGTTGGTGTGTCCACACGCACCAGATCGAACACAATCAATTTTCTTCGATTTTTTTTCTCATCGAACCCGTCGACTTCGTTCCAATCTACAAAGTCAAAAAGACCAACGTATCGAACACCTTTTCCTTTCCCAAGGTCCTCAAAGAGCAAGATGTCTTCGTTGTTCTGCCTGTGGTTTCGGATCGCGGCGTTTCCATTAGTAAAGGTCATGTCTCCTGACTGGCCTTCCCCCGTGTATTTGAACACTCCTTCCGCGGTCCAACCGTCTTTGTACCCGTACTTCGCCCCGCTCTCACCAGAGAAAATAAATACAACGGGGAACTCCTTCGGAGTCCAGATGCCAGCTTGCAACTGTCCACCAAAGAGGTCCCTCAACCCCTTACGAAAATAGGTCTTTCCAACTTCCAGCACTTCCGCTGGATGTGTAACTTTCGAAACGACAAAGCCAAGTTTCTCAAAAACAGGCACAACGGTTGCCACCCCGCCGGTAAAGTCTCTGGACCTCAAGGCCTTCCCATGCTGCTTGCCGTACGCAACGCCGTACATTGCTTTGGTATCGTATGTTTTACCCCCGTGGTGGAGAGTATAAGTGCGGGCTCGCTTGTAGCCGTACTTTTCAAGAAACGCGTCTCGTCCGAGCGCATCGCACTCTTCAATCGCGTCTAGAACGGCGTCTCGAGAATTCAGGTCATTATATTTCATGTGTCGTCACTCATTTTGGCAACGGTTTTGCTGGCCGGCTCGCCGTTCAGAAAAAGCTAAAAGTCGGTCGTCGGTTCTATGGCATGGCTAGATACGCGCTCTGCGCCAGCCCGCCTGCCTGGCATTAAATTCGGAGCAGAAATAACGCTCCCCTTTGAATGGATTGATTCGCGTTGCCCAATAATATTTTTGGCCAGGGACGTGATAAATACGCTCGCCCGTTCGTATACTAACGTTGCCCTTGATGCCGCATCCTACCACTCTTGGCCCGGGCTCCCAGGCAACGGACAATGCTAGTAGTGCTGTCAGTGCAATAGCGCCAATTTTCTCAGGTGTCATACGCCCCTCTCACCAACCAGAGGATAATATGCCATCGTTGGTCAGCAACTTACAATGGCATTGCTTTGCGCCATTTTATGCTGCCACCATAGGTAAAAGGACGGAAAATGTGCGGCCGTTACACCCTCATAAGCCCCTGGCGGGAACTTGTTCGCCTCTATAGGCTCAATGACAAGTACCTGCAGCGGAACACCGAAGCACGCTACAACATAGCTCCCACACAGGAAGTTCCGTTCATCCACTTGGACAATGACGGAAACCAAGTTGTTTCTGATGGTCGGTGGTGGTTGGTCCCACATTGGGCGAAGGAGCTACAGAGTAAGTACCCAATGTTCAATGCGCGTTCTGAGGATGCGGAAAAGAAGCCGGCGTTTCGGGATGCATACAAAACCCGCCGGTGTTTGATCCCCGCCGATGGCTGGTACGAATGGACGAAGGGAGAAGACGGTGGACGGGACCCATGGTTCATTCACCTGCCGGACATGGCGCCGTTTTCTTTCGCTGGTCTATGGACACACAACAATGCGCTTGGCGTAACGTCGTGCACGATCCTTACAGCTCCCGCAGTGGCACCTATCAGTCAGGTGCACAACCGCATGCCCATTGTTCTGGATCAGGCTGCATACGAAGATTGGATCAGCAGCGAGACAAGTGTCAAAGATGCAAAAGCGCTACTTGGGCAAAATATGCGTGCTCAATTCGAACTTCATCGAGTTGATAGACAAGTGAACTCGGTAAACGCATCATCCAACAAAGAATTTGTCCGAGAGATATAAACTACTTCAGCTGCGCTAAAGATTTGATCAAAATAGATAATAAAGTCAAAAAAACACATAGCGCCTATGCAGCAACTGGAGCATCAGGCAATAGATCTGTGATGCTCTTATGCACGCCTTCTGCCGTAGCCGGCAGCCTCGTTGGTCCCATCATTAATTTTGACAGAGCGTAGATAGCAACAGTTCTGTCGTTTCTGCGCTGTCGAGCATTCCCAGTTTCTCCATGATCTTGGACCATCTCAATTTGAAAATGTGCCTGACAATCGTTTTCTGGTCGCCATTTTACTCGGATACTGTAGTAGCTCATCGTGACACTGACCGCATCACAGTATCGAATATCATAGTAGCCTACATATCGGCACACTTTGTCCGCTGGGATATTTCCCTGGAATTGCTCATTCAAGCGCATATTTGAGGCTTCCGCGACCGACTCACCGTACGCATGAACTTTTTTTTCGCTACCAGCAATAAATTTCGAAACTACCGAAGTAATGTAAAGATTTTTCTTCGAATCGTAGGATTGAAAATTAAAGAACTGTTCAATGTCAAAAATATCACCATTGACAAACTTAGGAAAAACCGCAGCTCTGCATATAATATCTTCCTTTTGCATTGAAAATCAATCTTCCAACTCTTCGCTCATGGACGATGAACGCGCAACACCAGAAAACCGATCAAATATTGTCTTATAGTCAATTACCTCTCCCTCAGACAGAACCTCTTCGCAACGTGTAAGCAATGGCTTACACACGTGCATTAGATCAATTTCTTCGTCTGAAACCGTAAGATACTTTTTAAGAACGCGATCATCCCAAGTAAATGAAAGAGCTTCTCCATCTTGATTGATAATCTTTGGCGGAGCTAGTTGAACTTGTTCTTTCAAAAACCCTAAAACAGAAGAGGCTTTTTTCGCAACTTCCGGCACCAAGAACAAATCTTCTTGTTCAGGTAACTCACTCATACTATGGATCGCCTGAAACAATTCAGCGTAAACGTGCCCTTCCCAATTTGAAAGTGGACGATAATCTGTGCTTGCACGACTGGGCACTGCGCGAAAGTCAATTTCGGGGCCGCATGTCTTATTTGTAAAAGAAGATTGGCTTGATGGCGGAACAATTGTTTGTGTTTCATGACAAGCATCAACAAATGTTTCGCTTGAATTGCTAATCCCTGCCATCTTGTCACCCATCGATATTTGATACAGAAGGCATCGGAGCAAAATTGTTAAGCTCACGAGCAAGTTCGCCAAATATTATTTTCTGTTCTGAAGAACTGAATTTAATTCCGGTAGGTACAGTGTTGTAGTCTAGCGTAACAAGCACACTGTAGGAAGCCTCAGAAACGAGTGAAGAACCCAACTCAGCTCCGGTGTTCCCGTCGACTTGCACCGCCATGACTCGGGTCTCTTCAACCTGATACTTATTTATACGGTTAATTTCGATACTCTCTAAAATTTGTTTCCGCTTATTAAACTGAAATGACAAATCTCTCGCGTCATCTGGCTCTATAGGAAGTGAACAGAATTCGATAAGCTTTCGATTGGCATCAACTCGATCATCAGAGGGAAAGCACAAAGTTGCAACAATCGAAAGCCTTGTGGCACTCCCAACAAAATCCATAGAATTATCTTGAATTCTATTCAGTACACCCATCATCGTATACTCGAAATCAATGTTGGGAATTCTTTCAAAATAAATTTCTGGATCTACGTAACCTTTTGCGAATAAATCGATACGCCCTTGATTTACGCGTACATTGTATTCTGTACCGTTGATTTTGCCACTTGCGCTGCTGAGAAAAGGGCTACTTGGGGTTGGCACTTTGTTGATCTGAGATGTATCAGGATCTTTTCCAACACAACGAGTATAAACCGTGGTGGCATTAACCCCTTCTACGGTCTCGGGAAACCATGCAAATTGCAAGCTACGCGCGCCAACCAAAATAGATTACCTTCCTAATTGTGCTATCAATATCGGTTCTCGCTTCACTGAAAGCAAGAACCAATCACCCTCCGCGATCAGGTATCATCCTGACCAGAGCCATACAGAACTCCGGCAACGTTTTGGCCCCACGTCGGAAAGTTCATTTTCCAACTGGATTGTCAAGATTTTATGGCCCCCACTTTACGCCGGACAGAAGCTTGTACAGGCCAGCCAGCGCCAAAGCCCCCACTATGGTGTTGATCATCTTGCCTTTAACGCTGGACGTTCCTTTTCGCAGATCACGCAGAAAATGCATGTCTTTCTGCGCTTCGATGGTGTTCTCGATATCGACGCCGAGCGCCTTGAGCACTTCTTGAGCAGCCTCCCGGCCGCCTTCTTTGCCACCTTCACGGGCAATTTCCCGCATCTGATCTTCGTTCACTGCACGCCCCCTGCGTAGCCCTGTTTGATTTCGTCGTACCACCGGCCGCACCGCATCACGCGGGCATTGGCGCGGCCAAGCGCCTGGTCTGTCCGGATCAAGGCAACGTCCAGAGGCTCCCCGAGCCGAACGCCGGACGCTTCTTTCCGCCGGCAGTCTTCCGGATAGCCCGGCAACTCCTTCGAGGCTTCCACGTGTGCCGAGAGTGAGGCGGCCGTTCGCAACCGCTCGTCATTGGTTGCGCAAGCGCTCAAAAAGATCAGGCTGCAAAGTGCAGCCATCCCCAACGGTCGAAACATAGTGTTCCAACTCCTGTGCTGCGGCTTCCGCTTCCGCGTTGGCCTGATCGATAAGGGAGAGGAAACGCCGGTTTGCCCGTTCCGTGACAACCTTCCGGCGTTTCAGTTCTTCAAGCTGCACCCGGGCTGCGGTCAATTCCGCGTCGGCCACATACTCGACAACGGCCCGGCGAACCGCGCTCGACTTGTCGACCTTGTGCCAAACAAAAAAGCCGCCCAGAATGGCGGCAATGGCAAGGGCAGCACGCGCGGTGCGGCTTTGGAGCATCCAGGTGATCACCGGCATTACCGCAGCCCTTCCAGGCAAAGCGAATGCTCGGCCGCGCGGCGGTTCACAAGTCCCCGGATCGTCCGGCCGCCTGCCTTGTTGAACCATTTGGCAGCGTTACAGCCGCCGCGCACGTCCCCGGCATCGAGACGCTTGCGCGCAGTCGACCGGCAAAAGCCCCCGACCCCAATGTTGTAGGTGAGGCTGACAAACGCGACATAGGACTTTGCGGGAATGGCATCCGGCCGCTTGAGGCACTTTCTCATTCCGGCTTCATGCCGCTGCAACGAGGCCAGCAGCATTGCGTCACACTCGGCCTTTGTGTGCTTGTCCCCAAGCTTCACCCCGAGCGTTTCGCCGTAACAGACGGTTGGAACGCCGACAACGTCCCGGTATGCCGCCAGGCGCAGACCTTCCCAGGCACCGACCAGCGCAATCGAAGCCGCGCCAATGCCGCCGACAAGGCGGGTTTTACGTCCCATCTTTCATGTTCCTTTGTGCGAGAAGCCGGGCCACGAACGCGGCCGACACGGTGAGCGCCGACAGGGCAGCAAGTAAGCCCGGCGCAATGAAGTCGCTCAGAAAGGGCAAAGCCACTTCCGCGCCAGAGAGCAGCGCAGCAAGCAGCATAAGGCGCACGCTCCAAGCCCTTTGCAGGACCGCGCGCCAGTCTGAAACCAGTTTCATTGGGGTGCCTTTCAGGCATAAAAAAACCGCCTCAAGGGCGGTGCGTGGTAATTGCTGGGCGATCCGGTCAGAGCTGCAAAGAACTCTGCCAAAGCGTGTCGACATCTTCCGGTGTAAACCCAAGAGTTACCGAAAGGGACACGACAAGCGGGTGCATGCGGTTAAACTCTGCCGCATACTCCCATTCAACTTGCGCCTTTTCACGTTCGGTAGGATCAGCAATGGCCGCAATAGCCGTCTCCACTTGAGAAAGAGAACGTCCAGACTGCAGAAGGCCAAGACGGAATTGGCGAGCAGTCAAGGACGGCATCTTTTCGCGAAGCTCTTCAGGTGTCGGCGGTACCCATTCCGGAATGACCCCGCCGGCATTTCGCCAAGCCTGCACAGCTTCGATTACCTTGATAGTCCAACCGAAGTTGTCGCCGGGACGAAGGCCAGTATAGAGCGTTTCGGTATGGCCATTCGGCCAAATCACGTCATAAGCCACCGCTCCCACAATCTTGGCCATATTCATTTCCGTGTGGTCTGTCTCTGTCGAAGCCTCGAAACCAATCACGTTCGTTATGGTCGGCGTGTGAGTGTTAAAGTCTTGCTGCATTTGTTCCCCCTTTAGGACACGCGGACAACCAGAATATCGGAACCGCCGTAGCCGCGACCACGGCAACGCCAGGTTCCTGAAAGTGTTGTGCTGCCTCCTGAATTTCCGTTGTAGTCAAGCGAGCCACTGGCAAGCTTTACCGTGACAGAGGCATTCCGGTTGGCTGTTTGCGTGACGCCTTGGTTGACTAGGATGGGGTGCCCAATCGGAAAGTTTGTCTCGTTTGCGTTTGAACCGTCATAAACAAGCGCCAGCTTGTGAATGCCGCCGTCATTCTCTTCAGCAACAAGTGCGTTCGCACTGTCGTCCCATCCCAAAAGACGGTCAGCACCGCCGCTGTTCGCATCTTTGAAAACGATCCAGGCGTCGCCGCTATTGTCCGTGTTCACGTAAATGTAGCCGGTGGCGTAGACGTGACCGTTGACGGTCAGACTACCGCTGATCGTGCCCCCGATATCAGACCGCAACAACTGGCTTGGCGTCAGACCGCCGACGGTCCCGGCGTCGTAGCTGGTTGAACCTTGCGGCCCTTCTGGCCCCGTGGCCCCCACCGGCCCCACGTCGCCCTTGGCCGCCAGCAAGCCCCAATCATCCGGTGAAATGCTGGGGTTCTGTCCGACGTTCACCCGCAACGAGATATAGGACGATCCGTTGTAGGTGACCGTTTCGTCCGAATTGTAGGTGTTGCCAGAAGTCCAGACCCCACGATAGCTCAACCCGGGATCGCCCTGCGGACCTTGCGGCCCCTGTGCACCTGTCGGACCTTGCGCACCAGTATCGCCTTTGGGGCCTTGGATGCCTTCCGGGCCTTGCACGCCTTGCGGCCCTTCCGGCCCCTGGATGCCCTGCAAGCCCTGCAGACCACGTTCCCCTTTTGCCGCAACAATGTCCCATTCCGCCGCCGCGTCTGCCGGGGTAACGCCAGTATGTGCCGACACGCAGATGAAGTAAGACCCGTCATGGCTGACCGTATCCCGCTCAACGTAAGCGGTTGCCACGTTCCACGTTCCGCGGTGGTTCATGCCAACGGGACCGGCCGGGCCTTGAATGCCCTGCGGCCCCTGCAAGCCCTGTGGCCCGCGCCCGAAGTTGACACCCGTCGACCAGGCGCCGACCGCGTTGGAGAGCTTCCAATAGACAATCCCCGCTTCAGTATCGAGAAAGGACGTGTCTTTGGGCTCGGCGTCATAAGCCGCCCGGTCGGCCGTCAAGCCGGTGTAATCCGGATCGAAGGATTTCCCAACCGGTCCCTCTGGACCCTGCGGGCCTTGCGGACCAATCGGGCCCTGCGAACCAGTCGGACCGGACGGACCTTCGGGACCGCGCGGACCTTCCGGCCCCTGAAAGCCGGTTGGACCTCGCGGACCTTCATAGCCGAGCGGGCCGCGTTCCCCCTGAGGCCCCTGCGGACCTGCAGGGCCTTGCGGACCGGACGGACCCGTGGGGCCTTGGTTGCCAACCGGGCCTTTCGGCCCTTGAGCCCCCGGGAGAGAAGCGATTTCAAGAACCTGCTGCAGCGTCGGCAAGTCCTGATTTTCGGCCGCATCAAGCGCGTTGATCATCCGCCGGCCTTTCAGGTCAAAACCGCCGTTGACCTCGATCAGCGCCCGGGTGGCGACTGACTGCATATTGATGGCCGTCCGGTCCATGGCGCGTTCCATGACTGCCGGGTCAATCTCCCCACCCGCCAGGCTGTAAGGCTGATCGTAATTGCTCACCAGCAGAACCGTCAGCACTTCGCCCGGCTGCAAGGCGGCTGCATCGAACAGCACAGTACCGGTGCCGAAGTTGCCCCCGGTAAAGTGCCAGTTGCCCGGGCTTTGCTGATACTGCCAAACGGTAATCACGCCGGTTGCAGTCCGGTGTGATACCTGCAGGTTGTTTTGGTCGACAAACTGGAAAGGCAAGTCGACACGATCCGTCACGCCGTCGCCCGTGATCTGGGCGCGGCCTTCGGTCAAGGCTGCTACTGTCATTTTGAGGTTCCCAAAAAATGCCCCTTACTTGTGAGAGCAAAGAGCCGACTTCCAATTACAACCTGCACACACTAGAGTTGTAGCTGCATAGACAATGCATTGGAGGAGACAAGAAAATGAGGGTGCTTTTAGTTTCAATATTGGTCGCGATTTTCTCAACAGCGGCCTTGGCTCACAGTGGCGGTACCGACAGTAACGGTTGCCACCACAACCGCAAAACTGGCGGCTATCATTGCCACTGAAAATTGCGCCCCCGTTAGTTCGGGGGCGCCTTATTTTGCAGCGTCCTCAAGTGCCGGTTTTGCAATGGTCTGCAAGACTGTCCGGGCGATAGGGAGAGTTCCACCTGGCACCTGTCGGACTGCAGCTCGCGCGCCTTCGCTATCCATTTCACCGTTGGCGATTTGAGACGCGATTATTGCAAGATCCTTGAGCAATCCAGCAGACGGGCCAAGCACTGCGCCATAGACATTGCGGCTTGCGTATCTCGAAACGTCCGCACCTCTGTCTTCGTCTCCCGCGATGGCTTGCGCCGCAGACTTGACCCCGAAAGGAGCGCCGATTTTTTCGGCAGTGTTTGAGACGTCCATAAGTACCGTAGCAATGCCGGTTCTATCGAAACCGTCTGCGATCCAAAGCCCCGGGTTTTCAGTCAGGCGATCGGCGGCTTCGAAGTCCCCGCGCTCGATGAGCTTGAGGTAAGAAACCATCATTCCAAGCGCAGTTCCGAATGCCAGGAACTCAGCTAGGTGCTTTGACCGGCCTTGCAGTCGCGACAACAAAATCCTCTGGTGTGCGGCAAGACCGAAGCTCTTGAACTGGATTGCGAGCTTTCCCGCATTGGAACGTGCCCAGAGCGGTTTATCCGCAATGCCGGGAGTGACTACCCCGCCGTCAGCCTCTTTGCTGAGTGCAGCACCTATGACGCGGCGGGCATCATTGTCTTTCCATGCCCTGAGATTGAGCCCCCAAATTCCACCCTCATTCACAGCATATTGGTCGATCTGGTCAGCAATCCGGGTTGCCATCGCCTCGTCAATACCGAGCTTGCCGAGATAGCCGCGCTCGTATTTTGAAAGCTTGGCAAAGGAAGCCTGTCGACCGACTGTCTCCCACTTGGTCGGAAGTTCTTCCAAACTGCCAAGCGTAAGGCGAGCGATCTTGTTACCGGCCTGCAACGTCACGATAGTTTTAAGCGTGTCATTCCAATGGCTAAGCAACGTCGCCCGCGAGAACAACGAGGTTGTATTGCTCATAAACCGATCAACAACTGTCCCCGCCGCATAAGGATCATGAAGTTCCGCCAATTCAGCCAACCGGGTTTGAAGAACCGTTTCCGTGATAATGCCCCACTCACGGGCGTCACGTTTTGCAATCCTTGCCGCTTTGGTGGTCGACACCAGGCCCGTTAGTCCGTCATCCAAGAATGACCTTAGGCCTTGCCTAGTCATAACGTTCGCCACGTCAGGCAAGCTTGAAAGCACCACCCCACCAAGTAGACGGATATAGTTCCAACTCAGCGCCAGACGGGTAAAAGCTGACCAATTCGAACGCTCTTCCGCCGCCCGATAGGTTCCCCGCAACATGTCGCGGAAAGCTTCAATGTGGGCAACGTCCACGTCTTCACGGTTCTTGAGTTTCGTCAGCTCCTTTTGATCCGAAGTTTTCGCCCGAAGTTCTTTGTAATCCGCGCGAATTTCCTTGATCTGGTCTTGCATATCAGCCCGGCCGAATGCCCGGGTCAGCTCCACTTCAGACGCCATTTGCCGCACATACCGCCGAGCAATCATTTCCATGTCATTGACAAGGAAGCCCTCTATTTGCTCATCAGGAATGTGAAGCGTCCGGCCCTTCAAAGGTCCGCGGCTAACTGGCACCATCCAGTCGGGCACGTCCTCGACCTGACGGCCGGTGATTTTGTCGAAGGTGCTTCCCACGATTTCGTCAACGTAGCCGTCAATGTCTAAGTCGTCGGCAAAGTCCAGCTCTTCGCCCCGATCCTTCGGCAGCATTGGCTTGAGTTTATCAACTTTCGCCTTTGCCTTTAACACCCGTTCGTCGGCCTTGTTCTTGTCGGCCCGAAGTGCCCGCAACTCTGCATCCATGTCCGGCGTCATCCGCCCTTCGGCTTCAACGCGTTCAATGGCCTCGATCCGGTTTCCGATCCGGGCTTGATCGTACCGGCCCTTTGCAAAAGCCTTTCGAGCGTCGGCGAAATCGACCAAGATTTTAACCGTTGGCGAGGCATTGGCCTGCTGGCGCACCTCGTTGATTTTCGCCTCCAAGTCATTCAGCTCATCCGCAAAGCGGTTGGCTTCTGCTTCGGCAATGAGACGTTCGGCCGAGATTTCGTCGGTAAGTCTGTCGAACTCTTCCAGCTCACCCGTCATCCGGCCGATAGCCTGGTCAAGATCAGACAGCTTGTCTTCTTGCTTCAAGGCCCGGCTCAGTCGCTCGCGCACCTGTTTGACCGTTGCATTTGAAGGCAAGCCGATGCTTTCCAACCATTGTTCCGCGTTGGCCTCAAGAGCTTCGCGCGCGGCTTCTGCCGCCAACTCGTCTTCAGTGCGGAGTGGTGCGCCGGCCATTTCATCACGGATCGCCGCCAAGATTTCATCCGGGTCAGCGTAACCGTTCTGGTCTGTGTGCATCCGGGCAAGCAACGGGTCTTCCCGCGCAACCAAGTTGTCGACCGCTGACAGGCCGCCTTCCTTTCGGAACAAGCCCGGGGCAGTCTTCGGGGTGACCCCCATATGCCTAAGCTCTTGGTCCAGCGCAGAGCCGATCTTAACGCCGCCTTTCTGCGACAGTAGAGACAGCACAGGACGCTTTTGCCCGGCCTTCACCGATTGGGAAGCCTCTGCCACCGACCACACCATGACATCGTCATCAGCCGCTTGCTTTGCCGCAGCAAGAACCGTTTCAGGAACGCGCCCCCGGAGCACGTCAAAGCGCTTGCCTTCCTTCCGGCGGATCGCTGATAGTTTGCCCTCGCGGACCTTCCTGCGATTGGCCAGGCGCTCGTCAACGTTCTCGACACGCCCGAGCGCACGGCTTAGCTGTTCGTCAACGTCAGATGCACGGTTGATGTTCTTGGCAATCTCGATTTCCTCTTGCCGTGCAATCGCCCTGTCGACCTCGCCGCGAATGTACTGTTTGAGGATGCCCCGAAACTGCCCCTCGCCCGCAAGGATCTTTCCCCGGTCGTACATCCGGTAAAGATAGCTTGGTGCGGTGGTCACTTTCACGCCTTCCGGCAAAAGGCGAACGCCCACAGCCTCGTCCTTCAGCGGGTCCGCTACGTCTTCGCGCCAGGACCGTGCGACAGCTTCAACGAACTCGTTGCCGTCAACGTCCTTGTCGCCACGTCGGGTGGCACGGGCAACGGCCGCGTCAAAGTCCGCCTGCTTCCCGGTGAACCCTGCTTTCCTTGCCGATTTGAAGCCCTCGCGCCTTTTTACAATGAACGTTGCAAGGTTGCCTTGGTAACGCTTCATCGTGCTTTCCACCGCCGGGCCAAGCGTTCGGCCTTCTAACTCGCCCGCCGTGCCGACGTGGTTTTCTGCCAGCTTCAGGAACGTGGTGCGGGACTTCATCGAAGGAGAGGTTAGAAGCTGAAGCCCCGGATTTAGGCGTACAGCCGCCGTTGCGTTCGCAATCGCCTTGGCCGCACGGCCGCCACCAATCTGCAATTCCTTTTCCCAATCGACTGTATCAAGGTCATCGGTTGCCGCAGAACCAGCACTGCGCAGCTTCCGGACAATCTCTTGCGAGACTTGCGCAGGATGCGGCGTTGCGTCGGCCAAGTCCTCTTCAAGTGCGTGGCTGAATTTTGCCCAATCCGACCGGCTGAAGATTTGAGCGCCAGCAGCGCCCAGCACCCCGCCCAGAATGACGGAGCCACCGACCACATAAGCACTGTCGCCCGGGTCGCGGGTCTGTTGCGTCAGATGCAACGCGCCTTCCTGCAAAGCTGCGCCCGCACCGGACGCCACACCGACGGAAAGAGCAGAGCGGCCGACAAAGTAGCCCGCGCGCCCAGCCTTCGCCAATGCGCCGCCTGGAAGCAATAGCGTAGGGCTGGCAACACTGGCGAAAATCTCGGCACCTGTACCGCCCCAACCAGCCGCCTCAATGGTTTCCCGGTCACGCTTTTCCCGGTCAATATCGGCCTTGATGGCTTCCACGACGGTTGCGTTTTGGGCTTCAAGGAAGCGGTCGGAATGCTCTTCATAGCCCTTCAAGTCACCGTTGGTGAAAGGGTTATATTCCGGATCAACCCGGAAATATTCCCGCTTGTCGAGGTCAAGAGCTTCCGAGGCGAGCAGCGAACCGACTTCATTTTCTGACCGGAACGCGGCACCCGTGGCGCCGAAGAAGCCGGGCTTTTCCACTCGATCACCAGCCTGTGCGTTCAGATCAAACGGAGTGTAAGCCCCCGTGTCGCTGGAAACGGGGCTGTTCTTATCAAGCGGCATTACTTTTTCCTTATTGCTCAGCGCGGTTTAGATGCGTGGTACTTCTGTCTATCCTTAAGAAATTCGTCAGCAGCTCGCCTTCTTTCCTCGCGCGCAGTTTCGACTTCCGCCGCTTCAGCATCCAACGCATCGACTTCACTTGCCGCTCGGCTCATTTCGTCCAATGGAGCGCCGCCCGGCTGTTCAGATGGCCGCAGGCTGTCGCCCAGGGCTTTACGTGCTGTCGCGTCTTCACGCTCTTGCAGGTATTGCGCGCCGTTCTGTTCAAAATCGGCGTCTTTCCGCGCTTGTTCCGCAGCGATCGCACCCGGTACGTCAGCCTTGAAAGCGAAGGGCAGTTGCTGCAACACGCCGTCTTTGTCGACATACTGCAGCGTCAGACGCGGTTCCCGCTGTGCGCGGTGGTCAGCAACCGTGTATTCGTTGCCCACGAGGTAGAACCGCTTTGCGTCTATGTCTTCCTCTTCCAGAGCGGCTTTGACCTGATCGCCGATATACTCGTGGCCGCTATCCCCTACCGGCGGATAGAGCTTTTCAACCGGGTATTTCAGCACCACGTCGGAACCATGCGGGGAATATTCGGACGTTCCCCACGTGCGGGACATGCGTTCAAATGCCAGCTTTTCGGCCGCATCCAGATCGCCCCCGACTTCCCCGAGGCTTTCCTTGAACAACTGCCGGAACTCGGAAACCGCCAAGGCCTTGCCCTCTTCCGAGGCGCCAAGGTCCGGACCGATGGAAAAGACCCCCTTGTCAAAGAACCCTTCCACCCGGCTTGCGTCGAGTTTCTTCAAATGATCCTTGACCGGCTGGCTTTCCAACAGCGCGTCACGCTGCTTTATCGCTTCCGGGCTGTTCAGTTCGGCTAATCGCTGACCGGCTTGCACCGCATCCAGGCCGAGCCCTTCTGTGTAGAGCCGCCACTTGGTTGCCGCGTCTTCAAGCTCCGCACCGTTATCGGCACCGCGCACGGCCTGCGGGTTCATCGAATATAGAGCCGCAGCCCGCTCATATGCAGCGCCTACCTGCAAAGGATCGGTGCCCCTTAAGCCGTTCCGCACAAAGTCAACGTATGGCTTAGGGACAACGCCTTTGCCGGCCACAATGGCAGAGGCAACCCGGTCCGGATCTTGTTCCGTGCGCATTGCCTGCTGGTAGACCAGCTCGGCGCTTTTCCTGTCGTCAGGATCCAGCGGATTGGCGGCCGCCCCGCTGTTCGCCCAATCAATCGCCTTGCGCTCTTTCTCCCCGTCTTTAAGAGCGCTGTTCAACGAGTTGATAAGCGTGGCTTTCTGACCATCGTCTAAGATCGCATCGTCAAGAACCTGCTGACGGTCGACGGTCAACGGATCGGTGGCAATCTGCAGGCGGTAAGCGTCCTGGCGGTCAGAAGCGACCGACACAAGATCGCGTTGCGATTGATCGTAGAGCTTGACTTGATCCTCATACGAGATCCGGTCTAACCGCTCTTGAACTTCAGGCGGGGCGTTCGGGATCGAGACTTTCCCCCGGATAATGTCGGCCTCTTGCTGCCGACGTTCTGAATTGACGCCGCCGTTGTCACCTTTCAGCCCCTCGACCGCCGACGCGATTTGCTCAAGATCGCCAGACCTGACAGCCGCGTGGAGCCGGTCAGGAACTTCCCCATAGTTGTACGTGATCGAGGAAAGCGCAGCTTGCGCCCGTGGCGGCAACCGTTGCCAGGCATCCGCACCGACCTGCTTAACCGCGATAGCCTGAAACTCGGCAATGCGGCGTTCCAGATCGCGTTCAGCGTCCGCCCGGGTAATCACCGTGTCCTTGGTGACTTTGACGACTGTGCCATCTGCCTTTGTCACCGTGTCGGAGCCGTACCCCACACGCCAACCGGAAAACTGCTTCCCGTCATGCCCGCCAGTGTCGGCATAGGCCTTGGTTTCAAAACCTTCACGCGAGCGGATCAACGAACCGGCATCGATAGCAGACACGCCGAACAACTCAGCCCGCTCGGTGGCCGGAAGCGTTTCAGCCCAGGCAATCGACGCCATACGCTCCCAAGACTTGAGGGCGTTTTGTTTCTCGATGTCAGGCAGGCCGCTTTCCGTGATCAGCGAGCGCCCGACCTCAAGAGCCTCATCATAGGTATTCGGGTTTGCCCGAATGCCCTTCGCTAACTGGTCGGAGCCTTCGGCAATGCCCTGCTTAAAGTACCGGGTGCGCTCTTGGAGCTCGGTTTTGGCAAAGCGGTTTGTGTATCGGTTTCGCAGGTCCGCAACATCAAGTTCAGCCTGTGCCCTTGCACCTTCCGGCAGGCTTTGAATGAACGCCGTAGCGTCCTGATCAAATTTCGCCTGCATCGACTTGGTGTAGCCAGCGGCGCCAGGCTGCAGGTTGGTTTGCGCTTCAAGCTCTTTCTGCGAAAACTGCCCTTCGAAATCGAGCCAGCCTTTTTTGCGCTGAAAGTCGTCAATCTCGTTTTGCCGGCGTTGCGACAATTGAGCGAGTTGGCCGACCTGCCCGGCTGACTGCTGGATCTGACGGCCGAGCCCTTCCACCGCCCGCCCCTGCGCCGTGTCGGCGATGACGGTAGGTTGCCGCACCCCAGGCAGTGCCCGGTTGTTGCGGTATCTGTCGAAGTTTGCCATTCAATGCACCGTCAGTTTGTGAGTGGGCGTTGATAGAAGGAGTTGCCGATAGTGCTAACTGCGCCGGTCACACCGCCCAGAACCGCGCCGAACGCGGCAGTTTTACCGGCCTTGCGTGCCGAGGTTGCCCGCTCCCGGGCTGTGTTGGCTTCAAACGTCAGGTTGCCCCGTTCGCCTTCGGCCCCATAGCGGATCGCGTCCAGCTCTTTCCCGGCCTCAAACTCGTTATCGTCCATCACGTCGACCAGTGACCCGGTTTCAGATAAGCCACGCTCGGCACCGGCCGCACGGTTCTGCCCCTGTATCCGGCGCAATCTGTCGGTGACGTTCTTTCGTTCGAAAGACGCTTGCGTCTGATTGACTTCCTTCTGACGCTCTGCCAGCTCGGCGCGGCGTTCTTCTGATTTGGCTTCTGCTTCCGCCTGTTGCCGGATGCCTTGCGCCTGGACCATGCCACCCGCGAGCGTCCCCACAGCGGAGACGGCCGTCAGGGCGAGCGTTACGGGATCGCACATTTTCTAGGGCTCCACGTCTCTACCGAAATTGAGTGCCAGGATCGTGCAAGGCTTCCCGCCGCTTGCCTCAAGCGTGAGTTGCCCGCCATCTTCCCAGCGAGTTTCTAGCGACCGATCAATGACACCAGTTCGCAGCGGTGCAGGCTCCCCGGCAGGATCACCCGCGCCGTAATAGATCAGCTCATCCAAATAGGTTGCGTCTGACCCCGCCCGGAGCGTCCCCGTTTCAATGACCGCTACCTTGCAATCGTCGACCTTCATTTTGCGGCCGAGGGCTGCACCGTCTTGCGCATTGATTGGAAACGGCAGCGTTTTGGCCCGTGCTTTCACATCCAGGCCAACCAAGATCTTTTCCGCCGTCCGCCCGTTGGGCAGGCTGACTTCTCCACCGGTCACCGTAGCCGGGTAATCCGAGCCATCGGCGAACATGATCACGTCTCTGCCTTCCAGATAGTCCAGCCCGGCAATGGTGTTGGCTGGAACGCCCTCGTACCTTGAGGCGCAATCAAGGTGCCAAGCGTCTTCTATTTGGCCGCCACGGAAAGGCCTTTGCATGATTTCGATGTATCGCCGTGTCACCCCGTTGATGGTGCGATTGACGGTCATCCAAACTTCATCCGATTGAACGCCGGTCAGGTCAGCCATGCACTCGACAACGCCGCCAAAGTCGTGGCGCTGCATTCCGTACACTTGCTGTTCGCGTTCATAGGTGAAGCCGACGCCCCGGCCGTTGCGATCCCACTGCCAAATGATGCTATCGGGATATTGCTGGTAGCAGGCCCCCACGATGCCAGGCAGGAACAAATGAGACTGCACCTCGCTAACCGCCTGCGATACGCGGCCGTCAGCGCTGAAGTCATACCCCATTTCTCGCATGTCGGTACCGTATGGCCCGAAGTAGAGAAGCACCGACCCCACCTTTATAGGGCTCACGCCGTTGGCCCCGAAATTGGTTTCAGGGTTTTGCTCGACGTTTTCAGGCCCATACGGGTCTTGCTCAGTCGCCTTGCCGACAGCTCGCACCGCCCTTGACGTGCCGATAATCAGGTCATTGTCATCGACCAGCCATTGAATGCGGTTCACCTGACCGGAGAGCACGCCGACCGAAACCGCGTCCGATGCTTCCAGCACGTGCGAAACGGAAAAGTTGGTGAAGTCTTCAGTCTGGCTTTCCCAGATCTTTTGCGGCTCTTCCACCGTCCCGGCGAACGCCAAGCGGTTCTTGTGCCACCCGACCGTTTCAGGCCAACCCGTCGTATCGGACCAAGCGCCCAGGCGCCAAATGCTCTGCGCTTTCGTGTCTGGTAGCGACTGCCCGAAAACCTGCACCTTGACCACCGTTGCGGAGGATCGGCTTGTAATCTTGAACCAACGCCAAAAGCCATCCGATCCACGGAACCGGATATGGCGGCCAACATCTGAAACTTTAAACCCAGATCCGCTATTGATTCCTGCAGCACTGGAAGCCGTCAGGTTGAACGGGCTCTGATCTTCCCCGGCTTGGTGAAAGACAATCTGACCGATTGCCGAATTGTCCGAGTTAGGGCCGCCACCCTGCGTGAAGCTCAGCCGGTAATAGCTGAATGCCGTTTCATTGTGGAAGGCGAACTGCCGCCACTCGTTTGACGCCCACGTGTCTTGTCCGTCCTGCGTATCCAGAATGGTCCAGTCAGAACCGTTGTTCGATGCCTCAATGTTCCACTGCCACGGCATGTCGTCGTTCTGGCTGTTGTCGTTCGGCGCCTGAAGCATGTAGGCGTCAATTACAACACTGCTGGGGAACTGATACTGCACCCACCCCGTTGCGCCAGCGCCAAGGACCGACTTGCCTTCTGACCGGCTGAACACTTGCCAGGCGGTAGAACTGCCGTTGGAAGCCGACACCGTGCCACTCGGTGCGCTGTTGGAGGTCATGTCAGGGACCGGGTTGCCGGTGCTGGACGGCTTCAGGTTCGTGGGCGAAATGTTCACATCGAGAAACGGCCCATCCTTGAAGCTCATCCGCTCGATGGTCCAAGAGGTTTCCCCCAAACGCTTCAAAGCATGTGGGGCAACGCCACCGCCGGCAATGAACAGCGTGTCAGTCGATTGAACGAACTTCAGGCCCGGCAAGTCTGCAATGCCGTACGGTGTGGAGACCTCGACCGTGCCAACCCGGCCCGCGTTCGTGTAGACCCGGAAATAGCCGTTGCCGAATTCAAGCATGTAGTATTGCCCGTTCCCGAACTCGAACGGGATCAGCCAACCGCCAACAGTGCTGTCTTTCAGCTCGGCTATGAATTTGGTTCCGCCCCGGCGACGCAGGCCGCCACGCTTGAGCGTAATGAAGTTTTCGCACGTTGCCAGCGAGGACCGGAACAACTCCAAATCGGAGCGGTAAACTAGTTCTGGATCCAGTTCACCGCGGCTAAACGTTGCCTGTAGGCTGTAGCTCATCTGTCCGTCACTATGTCCAATTCAACCATCGGGAGGGGCGTCCCCTGCATCGCATCGGCGACGCCCGCTTGGTCAAAAGCCTCTGTTGCAGCTTGTCGGAGTGCTTCGGCCCGGCTGTTCTTGCCGGTGATGACATGAGCGCATCCGGACGCCAGGAAGAGCCCGAACCCGTGCACGAAGAGCGGCGAAAACTCGGCTTCCCGCTCCACTCTCTTGATGTACCGAAGAGCGAAGGGCGGCGGCTGATCCGTCATGATCCACTGCCCCACGACTTCATAAGGCACAATCGCACCGTCAGGCCTGCCGCCTATGGTCTGTTGCGGGAGACGCAGCGCTTTGTCTGGCCTGCGGTATCTGTATTGCCAACGGAAAGGCGGCTTTTCCACGTCTGCAGGAAGGTTCACAAGCTCCGTTGCAAAGTCCCAATCATGCATTGCCTGATAGGCGTCACGATGGGCCGCATAGTGGTTTCGCATCCAGCGAGAAGCCACGGAAGAAAAATCAAAATCCCTGATCGGCGCCTCTTTCAGATGCGCAAGAGCAAGGTTCGCCATTTCAACGGAGGTGTTGACCGTGCCGGACATGAGAAGCCGCCTTAACGTGGGTTGTTATTCGGCCGGGGTTTCGGCCAACTTCGCTTCATAGCTCTCAAGGACGGTCAAGCTTTCGTCCTTGTTCTTGGTTTGAACGCCCGCATACTCTGCGGCCATGGCCTGAAGCGTCTTCCAATGGGCATCGCGCCACCCTTCAGGCAACGGCTTGCCGTGGTCCGGCGCGATTGCAGCGGCTTTTGCCTTCTGCTTTGCGTTCCAGTCGGCCGAGATTGTGTCGCTCAGCTTTTCCCGGCGCGTCTGGTCAAGGGATTTGCCCTTGTCGAAACGCTCTTTGTAATCAGACGCGTGGTTCTTCTGCAGCCGGGCAAGGTGCTCTCTCCGGCGCTGCTCGATTTCATCCATGTGAAAACCCTCTTTGCAAAGAGAAAGGGCGGCAAAAGCCGCCCTGTTCTCAGTCCTCAGTGTTGCCCGTCGAACGCGTTAGATGTTCACCTTGAGGCAGGCGAACTTGACGTTTTTGCGTTCATACTTCCGGTTCCAGTTGGTCGCATTGCGAAGCTCCGCCAGGGTTGCGCCTTGCGACTTGGTAAGGGAGGCGGCCGTGAAGTCCATTCCAGCCGGGTGGATCAGCTCAAAGCGGCGAGTGGTCAGGTAATCCGCCCCGCCGCCGTCGCCGATATCCGGGTCACGGGTGATTTCCGTTCCCTCGTTGCCGTAGATCGTCGGACGGCTCGGCACTTCGTCAATGTGCATGAAGGCACCCGGTGCGAACAGAAAGCACGAGTATTCATCCGAGTTGGCGCCGGCAACAACCGGCATCATTTCGGAATGAATGACCATCATGCCGGCGTAATAGGGCACCTCGAAAGGCGCTTCGGACGGCTTCTTGAACTCGATCTTTTCGTCGTCCAGAAGCGTGCCGTAGACGAAGCTGTGCATGGCGATCACGCGCAGGTCGTCCAGATTTTCGCCCATTGTCAGCCGGGCGCGGTTAATCGCCTGGTAGCTGACCCGGTTGGCGGCCGTCGGAGAGCCAACGTCGGAGTAGATGGAATAAACCATGTCCCCGCCGTCGTTTGCCGCGTTGTCGGCAATGACGCCTTGAGCAGTGGCAATAATGCGCTCTTCCTTGCGGCGCCCCCAATAAGAACTGATCCGCTCTGCAACACGGTTCATTGCGCTGTCGCCCCGACCCGTAGCCGCATAGCTGGCAACCGTCTTGGCGCCGTGCTTTTTGGCCAGGCGGTGCTTGTAGGCCTTCATGTCGCTGGCCGTGATCTTGCTCACGCCGATCTTGTTGTCACTGTCGTCAATGACGGTCGGCTCCGTGTCGTCCAGATCTTCCCAATACGGGACCTCGATCTGATTTCCGCCGGAGGTAAAGCGCTGTGCGATTTCAGGCGCCGGACCAGCCAGGATGCCGGAGTTTTCGAGCATGATCAGTTTGGCCGGCTTGTTTTCAGCCATGTAAGGCGTGAAGACGCGCGGTACCACGATGTCAGAAATTGCAGTCGTCATTTGCTACCCTTTCGAGAGATTGCGAGATTAGAGGCCGAAGGAAGCCGGGTTGCGGCCAGCAGCTTCAATCAACTGCTTTGCGCGCGCCGGGTTCTTATCCAGCAGCTCGGATTGTGTTTTGAGGTCGGGCTTGTCCTTGTCGAACGGATTGGAACCGTTGCCGCCTTCGCCCAGATCGCTAAGACCGTCTTCAGAAAAGGCCTTGTCGTGAATGAAGGCGAGCAGCCGAACCGCCGTCGGGTCTGCCACCTGTTGATTGCCGTCGTCGTCGGGGTCCGTCAGGATGCCTTTTTCAGCAAACCAGTCGGATACGTCGATACCGGCACTCTTGAGCCCATCCCGGGCGCGGCCAGCTTTGGCAATTACATTTTTGTAGCCATCGCTTGAAGGTTCGCCGAACTCTTTCACAAGCTCCCGGTGGGCTGTCTCCACCGCTTCTGCCTGTTGCGTTGCAGCTTCAGTTGCGGACTGTTCACCGGCCGTGAACTGTTCCGCCATTTTGCCCACCCACTTGTCATGCAGCACTTGAGCCGCCGACGGGTGCAGGCCTGCTTCCTGAAACCAAGACCCGGCCTCTTTGGCAAAGTCCTGATCGTAGGGAAAGTTTTCCGGCAGGTTGCCAGGCATCGAGAACTGATAGCCGTCTTTCGGCGTCCAGCCGGCCGAAACCTGACTGTAGAACTCGGCCCGCTGTTCCGGGGTGGCGTTTTCACCCGGGAGCGCAACCGATCCGCTCAGCTTGTCTTGCAAAGACCGATAGCCCTCAAAGACGCCGTCAACACCCTGCCACCCGTTTTCCGTGGCAATGGTGCGGTTGTCGTCGTTCAGCGTGGCGAGGAATGCCGCAGCATCGCCGCCACCTTCACCGCCTGCACCGCCTTCCGGTGTGCCGCCAGCCCCGGGGGCACCTTCAGGAGTGAACACGGGCAAATTCCGGAAGCCCGGGCCGGAGCCCTGCAGCATCACCCTTGCACCGCTCACAAATGCTCCACCGCTGGTTTTGATAAACATCGTCAAAAGTCCTCTTCATGTTTGAAGTCTGGCAGGGTTTCCAGCCGGGCCGCCTCCTGCAATGCGGCGTGTTCTTCCGGCGGAATACGGATCATCGATAGGATGCGGGCGAACATGGCTTTGCGGCCGTCCACATAACCGCTTTGCCGCGTGTCCAGCGCAACCGGCGGCGCCTGGTACATGCCGCACTCTGCCGCCAGATCGGCGAGAACCATTTCACCCTCAGGGCACAAAAAAACGGACCGATAGGCCCGCTCAATTTCTTTCCCACGATGTTTGCGTTGTGGCGCTCGACGCCGAAGGCTAAGCCACGCCATTGCCACCGCCCCCTTGTTGCTGCAGAGCACTCAGAAGCGGGGCACCGTCCTTTGCCATACGCGCCACGCTTTCACCGGCCGCAAGTTGCTCTTGCTGCTGTTCGCGTTCGGCGCGTTGTTTCCGGATCGCCTCGACCTCTTCCGGCGTGCGCTTGAGTTTGGCCGGCAGGCCGAGCGAACGGCGCGTCAAGTCAAACTCTTCTTCATTGTCGACCAGATCCAAGACCGACGGGTCCATGTTGGCCTTGACGCCCAGGTACTCGTTAAAGCCCATGATTGCCTCAAAGTGACCGGCTTCCCGCATCTGATCGATTGGCGCGGTGCTGGTCAGCGTCACTTCACTTTCGGCCAGAGCTTCCGGCGGTTCCAGCGGCGAGCCCGGATCGAAAGCCCCACGGCGGCCGAGAATGCCGATTTCACGGTCAAACAGGTTTTCGTTGCCTGCCATCACGTTGGTTGAGAAAGGCCCGATCATGTCGGCCATTTCCTTGCGACGTATGTTGGCCTCTGTCGCGGTGCGGCCGTTCCCTTCAAGCAACGTCTGCCAGAGGTCGCCATAGAGCCCAACCCTCAGCTTTTCGCGGATGTTCTCAATTTGCGTGTCGGCCGCACCTGGGTTCACCGTGTCAATCATCGGCCGGAACAGCGGGCGGCCCTGTTCATCGATCAGCCCGGGATTTATCCGGCCCGGGTTTAGATCTAGCTGACGCTCTTGCGCATGGGTGGCAATGGGCGGCCGCACAGCCTGACCACTGGCAATCAAGGCGTCACGGGCAAGGCTCTGAAGACTTTTGATGTCTCCCATAAGCTTTGCCTGCGGAGGCGACCCGTAGGGCGAAAGCCCGTCCCTCTCCCATCGGCTTATGACCAAGGGATATTCGAAGAAGCCGGACCGGCGGCAGATATGCTTAGTCTCTTCCTCGAAATGGATGCTCTCATACCTTGAGCGCTGAACGTCGTGCGCGTCCTTATAACCGCCGTCACGCTTAAAGCAGGCATGCACAAAGACGTGCTCATTTGCCTTGCGCTTCGGGTCTTCCGCATCGGCCTGCACATTGTCGGAAACCTTGCCGCCGTAGAGCTTCATTGCCTGCCAGGCTTTGAGCTTGCGAACCCTGAAGAACCCGCAATCATTGCCCTGCGCGTCGACAATGAGAAACATTTCATAGAGCGGCACATATCGATAGTGGATCGGCGTCCGCAAGTCGGCCAAGTTGTCTTCATTCTCGACCGGATAGAGGACGCCAGTCCCGAGCTTTATGGTCGAAAGCAGACGCGAACGGTTGCCCAGGGCGAAACCGGACCGGCCGGAATAGCGGACCCGAAACAGGTGGTCGCGGATCTTTTCGAAGAACTCTTCTTCTGCCTGCGATGGTTCGGGGGCGAACGGATCGCCATAGCCTACACCGTGCCAATGGAAGCCCTCGGGCATCGTCAGCGACCCGACACCCGAAGCCAGCCGGTCGAGCAGCCAAACGGCCGTCGGATCGTAAAGCTTGCGGGACCGTTCCCGGGCAGCAGACTGGCGAAGCGCCGACATGCCATCCCGCGCAGTCACGCCGCTGGCAGTGTTGAACGCCCGTTCCATGTCCGGCGCCGTGTACGTGACGTACTCTTGCCAGTCGTTTTCGTAGAAAAGACGGTCTGATCGGGCTGCCTGAAGCTCCTGCTTCAGATCATCAACAATATTCATTGAGTTTTCCCCAGGTTAGATGCGGACGGTCTAGACCCTGTAAGTTCACCCCGGCTTGACCCATCCAGGTCATCACCGCACAGTGCGCAGCAGCAGCAGTCACACCTCTTTTTTTTGCTGAGAGGTGTAGGAAATGAAGGTCGATCTAAATTACATCGCCGGACTGCTGTTAATCCTTGCATTGGTTTGGATTGCCGCCGAATACGAGCGAGACTTAGAAATGGTCGGGCTACGGTTCACCGAACCCAGAAGCGAGGGCCACATGCCCCTAAGCCCGCCCCAGAAGAGTAACGCCAGGCCGTGAAGCGCTTCCGAAGTCGGAGACACCCAATGGACTCGTGAGCGTGGTTGCCTTGGTGCTGTAGGCAGCGGCACGACGGCGCCGGCTGTTTTCCTGCAGGTTCTTTGTTTGCCGCTGCGGATCAGGCTCACGCGGCGGCGGTGGCGTTGGTTCCGGTTCGGGCTGCTTCTTGCCGCCACCTCCAAACATACACATGCTTTCACCTCTTCCAGTTAGTGTTTCAGGCGTTGCGAACAGCAAAACCTCTGATTGCTTCGATCAGAACCTGTGCTACACAAAGTAGGTAGCTTCTCGTTCTACCGAGATTCTGCCAAACAACTGAAAAGCTTGGACAATAGACACACAATGAAACGCAGCTTGGGGATTTTGGCCGTTCTGTTTCTGACCGGATGCCAATCAGCAAACATCGGGATGGCCTACAAACAGGGCGTGTCTCAAGCAAAACGCCTATCGGACATCGATTCATGTAGAATTCAGGCGCTAAAAGCCGTACCGCCATCATCCCAAACTACTGTAATCCCCGGCACCTACACTCCAGGCTATTCGTACTGCACCGCCTACTATTGCGAAACAACACCAGGCTACTCGTCTCCAACGACCGTCTACACGACAGACCCGAACGCCTCTTTGCGCGACCGGCAAAAAGTCCAATGCCTTCGCAATAAAGGATATAAGTTCGTGGAAGTGCCGCGCTGCCGGTCGAAGGAAGAGAAAGACAAGTTCATCGACTTGAACCAGCTTCCTCCTGCAAACCAAATCGCCTGCGCTGTCGATTTTGGAGAAGAGCCGGAGCTCTAACCCATCCGTAGACACAAAAGTCTTCCCCATTGCGGCCGTAGGACCGCAGCAGGCCTTCACGTTTTGCGCCGAGGGCTTCAATCCACCCGTGTGCAATGTCGTGTTCTGTGTGCGTAATCACCTGCAACCGGCGGCAATCACGCTCGATAATCGGCCGAATGCTGGTCAGGTGCCGCGTGATCATCGGGACGCAGCGGCGAAAGCGATGTGTTCCGAAGGCCCAGGCTTGCCAGTGTTCCGGATCGAAGGCCGCCGCATGGCTGAAACCGTAGGCCGCAGCCGGTTGCCCGTCGTACCAGACAGACCAGGCCATACCGTCGACCGCCGCCCGCATGGCTGCAATCCCTAAGACGCGGCTGTCAAACCGCTCCCATAGACAGCCAATCTCTGCAAAATCCTGCGGCCGCATGTTCGCGGCAATGTAAGAGGCATCACGAACGCATAGGCCCTTGATCAGAAGTCGCCCAACGGATCGGCCAAGGGGACGCTCTGCAGCGTGCTTTGCGCCGCCCTCACCTTCTTCAGTGCTGCTTTGTCTTTCCATTCAAGCGCAATCACAACTGCGTCGGCCTCATCCGGAGACGAGCCCGTGCGGTCTTTGATTTCCTCTTTGCTTTCGATCAGGATGCGGCCGCCTCGCATTTTCCAGCGGTGCGCGGTTAGCTGCGCCTTCACTGTGGCCGAGCGCCGGATTGCCAGGCCAAGCCCGCTTTTTGGGTGCAGGGCCTCACGTAGACGCCAGTACATTTGCGCCCGCAGGTTATAAAACGGGATGCGGCTATCTTTGGCACTCTCACCCGACTGAGCGGAGAAGACGCACTTTTCTGCCGGGATATTGTTTTCCCGGGAGAGAAAGCCCACCGTGTCGCCACCCCAGCCGCCCGTGCAATCAACAACGATCAACGCGCCGTCACGCCGCTCCTTGATGATCAGTGAGCCAACATCCGCGCCGTCCTTTGTGTCGACGCCTTTGCGGATTATCGCGGTTTCAAACCGGCGGCCGTGGAGCGGTTGCAAGACCGTCTTGTCTTTGCCCCCCTGCGCCACGTCCGCCGCCAACACGTCCATAGGGGCGCCAGCGTCAACGCCATCATCGTAGCGCTGAAACGCAAGCTCTACCCACTCGGACGGGATTACCTGCCATTCATGATCCTGACGGGCCGCCATGAAATCGCCAGTCTTCAGCGCCGTGCGCATCGGTTCCGGCATCTGATCAAGCTGCGCGTCATAGTCGGCACCAAGGTACTGATTATCTTTCCGCAGAGCCGGGATGAAAGTCCGGCTTTTCGGGGTTCGGACTTCGCCTTCAATTTCGACAGGCTCCGGACCATCTACCCACACCGTGCGGATGGCGTCCCCGTCGTCAATAAAAGCGGCCCAAAGCAGCTCCCCGGGCTTCACTGTGCCGAACAGCGGGTGCAGCGGATCCAGCCAGGGCGCGAACCATTCCACGAGGAAGTCACCCTGACCACCAAGAGGCGGATTTGTGGCGATCAATCCCCGGCAACGTTGTCCCGGGCGCGTCGACCGGAGCCAACCGAGCACAAAGATGATTTTGCGCGGGTCCATCTGCGCACCCTCATCAAAGGCTTTAAGGTCATGGTCGCGCCCCTGCCAGTCCTCTTCCGCCCCCGGCAAACCCAAGTGCCCGAACTCAATTGCCCGTTCATCCGGACCGACCCACCGGGGCGGGTTGCCCGCGATCTTTCCCATTCCCGCCTTACGCATAATCGCGTTCATGCGTTCGGTCAGACCCTTCAGGGACTTCAACGACTGGCGGAAGATAGCGACCTTGTGATGTGCGAATAGCGACAGACCGGCAATCAGATCCGTTTTACCGCCACCGGCTGCGCCACCATACAGCGTCAAGTCTGCGGTGCTGAAATAGCCCTCAGTTTGCGGCCCTTTCTGCGGGCGCCAGACCTCGAATTGATCCAGCACCCCCGCCTCATCTAATTGCCGCTGAAGCTCAGAGCGAGCCGCCGAAGGCATCCCGTTGATTTTCTCAATCAGCGCTTCCAGTGCCGTCGCCATTGTCGCTTGCATCCCCACTTGTAAGCAGCGCCATAACCCCGAGCGCAATTTCTTCCGCGCTACGCGGCTTCATCTGTTCCAGTTTTTTGGCATCGTCCGGACCGCCGAGAATGCCCCAAGCCTCGACCTCAGTGCGATCTTTCCACCCTGCCCGGTTCTTCATGTTGAAAATCCAGGCGGTGGCGTTGAAGCCGGCAATTTCACCCTTGGCCCCATCCTTCCCGATCTTTTCCCATTCCAGCCGTCCACGCCTTGCGGCTTCATCCAGCTTTTCGGGTGGGAAATCTTTCGGGAACGCTTGCGCATATCGGCGGATCGTCTTCCGGTCAGCATCGGGGAAACTCTCTATTGAGTACCCCGCAGCCATGTGGTCGCAGAAGGCTCGGCAAAGCTCCTGCCGTGCTTCAGACGTCGGCCATTTCATCGCGTAGGCATTACCCTTTGGCGCGGCCATGTCTCACCTCTTCAATTTTTTGGATTTGTCAGCGGGGATGCACGGTTAGTTGTGCTTGACGGCGGCCGCAGCGAGTACAAGAGAGCGCACGGCGGAAACTATCATTGCCGGCCACTACATAGTCAGGCCCAAGGCGCTCAATCAGCTTGTCCAGTTCCAGCCATTCAGTACGTCGGCACCATTGGCAGTAGGCAGACAGCCGGTAACGGTTGTCTTTTATTTCCTGCAGTGTGGTGACAGAGATTTGTTTCATTCGTATCTAATTGTGCAAGGTGTCACTCAACAACTGTTGATGGCGATCATTTGCAGAGGTTACTCTGCCGCTCCATAAAAGTGTCGAAGGCTGTCCTAAACAATGAGAATTGGTCTGTATTGCCTACTGTTTCTCAGCAGTGTCTGGATAGCGATACTCACCGTAGGCTTTTTCAGTGGCAGTGAGTGCAATAGAACCAACGAAGCTGTTGTCCTGGCATGCTTGACCTCAAACGAAATTGGCGACTTTCTCGCAGGAGCATTTGCGCCACTAGCTTTCATTTGGCTCGCATTCGCGGTGTTTATCCAGGCACGCGAACTAAAAGCTCAACGTGAAGAACTTTCGTTAACTCGCGCGGAGATGAAACTATCACGCGAAGTAGCCGAGGACGCCAAAGAAGCAACACGAGCGCAAGCCGAAGAGGCGAGACGAAGTGGAGACTACTTCAAAAAACAAACAGAAATCCTCGAATACGAAAATCTTCTTCGGCAACAGTCTGAAGCGCGAAGGGATTATGTTTCACTTTGCGAGAGCGAAAAAAATCCTACGATCTCTCATCCATCTGTGACAATGAAGACTTTTCCTCCAAAAGTGACAGTAAACGGTAAAGAATTTAACATTTCGCCCCCCAGTGTTTTTGATGTCAACATTGGAACCAATATAGGTACTTTTAGGGAAATTTTTTCACAACTAAAAGAATCAATAGATTTCCACATTAACGACAGTAATGATCCTGACGACATACGAAAATCTATTTATGATTTGGATGAAATCGGATCTTATCACGCAGAGATATACAAAAATTACATAACAAGACTTTCAGAAGCAGATGCGAGGTCGCTTCGGATAGAAGAACGAAATGTCCAAATCAAATTACTTGGAGAGATACAAAATATAATAGAGGACCGTAGCTAATCTGATCTCTTGCCGCATGTCATTCTATTCTAAAAAAGTGCCGGGCGTTGGTCCACACCAACGTGACGCATGGTCCATGTCAAACGACCCGGCGCATGTCTCAGAAAGATGCCTTGAAGTAGCGACCCAGTATCAGGCGCAGTTCTTCAAGGTATCTCTATGGGGCTGCTTTTAGGCGCATTCTGTGAAACCTGTCCAGCTAGGCCGCTTGCCTAGAAATGCTTCCTAGGATCAGCTTTTCAGATAGCTTTTTCAGAACAACGCGGTTGCGTTTGAGCACAGTTGAGCGCTCCCACCCAAAATTTTTGCAAACTTGGGTGAATTTCCCGCCCCCGGCCTTGCACATGACCTCAAATTGCAGTGCCCGGCGTGCGTCCGGATCATCGATCAGCGCGAACCACGTCAACGCCTCTTCCGCCCGAGCAATCTCTTGAGCGCTGCAGATCCGCGACCGACGAACTTTGCGGATCATGTTTGGATCCGGCCATGCCGCCCAGGTAGTCCTTGGCCCGTCGCTCTTTCCTATGATGGCGATGACTTCGACGGCCTCGATCAGCCGCGTTAGTATCGTTTCTGATGTCATGCGTGGTCTCTCCATTTTCACAATGACCGCAACGAAACAAAGCCAGATTATTGTTGGCTTGTACAAGCTCGGCTGTTGAAAACGAGGAGACAAACGGGCTCATGGCCCACTAATCGCGCGACCCGCCGAAACCAGATTTGCAGTAATGACCTAGTGACCACCCTGCATGCCCCTGGAAGATTATAATTACCGGAGAAGCTACGAGCGAGAACAAGAGAATGTAAGCAAGAATAAAACCTGCTCCAAAATTCCCATTTGAACTATCCGCCCAATTTAACGAAAGAACTATATACAAATAAAATAATGACGTAGGAATTGTGACTATTGCTATAAAATTATTTGCAACATGAACCTCATCAACACCATCAAAAAAAGCAGCTATAAAAGAAACACAGAACACTCCCAAACAAATATAAGGAAAATATAATAAAAAGGTCTCCATATATCTTTCTCTCTTCACTATTTTCAGTGGTGCCGACGCTATACACAAGCATGTCAGGACTTCAACAACTCCGTTCCGATATCCGTTTCATTGGTCATCGCTTCTATTCTTTCACGGATGCTTTTGACCAGTTTTGCGATCAGAAAAAAACCTCTCGAATTTTCGACGGAACGGGCGTGTGAAGTACAACAAGCGCTTCTGCAGTTGCTTTAACGGAGGAACGTAAGGCGGCTCATTCAAAGATCTGGGGTAAGGCCAAGGCGGTATTCTACTGGTGTAGGCCACGCCGGTTGCCAGGCCTAAGGCGGTCAAAATTGGATCAGAAATCCGGTGATCGATATGAACATTTCCGTCTGACATGTCCGACTTGATAGACCCATCTGCGTTTGAGAACGCATCCCGATAATCAATGAATGGGCCCCCCATTTTCGACAACCTTTGATTAATGCGGTCGCGGATCGCCTTGGCGTCTTGCCTGCATTCCTCCGGGCTGTCGTAGGCCGAACAGTCGAGGAACTCCGGATTAAACGGACCAATAGACATCAAGCATATGTTGGCCCTGCAAGTTACCTTGAACTCGGTCAACGCCGCTTCGAAACGAGCGCAAAGGTTGTCCACCTCTTCAATCGTGTTCGTTTTCTTTAAGACGGCCTGTTTCTTGACGTGTACCCGGCAATCAATCTCACCAAACGATAGAACGAAAAAGTCACCTTTTTTCGGCCGGCAGTTTTTCGGAATTAGAACGCGGATACCGTCCCGCGCTGCTCGATGCATGGTGACGGGGCCAAGCCAGAATATTTTGGCCTCAGCAACACCCGCGAAATTATAAAGAGCATGGCTATCACCCAAGGCGATCAGCCTCGGCCTGATATTCTGTTTGTTCCAGCGCAAACTGGTGACCCTTCGACTAGAAAGCTGAATCAAGTTCAAGACGTTGAACTGCGTATCTACTCGCAGTCATTGAAAATCACAATTATGGGTACGTGCAAACGCAAACCCAGCCCGCTCAAGTCTGCGGTACCATTGTTTATTTTACGCACGCGGCGTTGCCAACATAGTGGCGCCCGGAGTACTTACGCCAGGCGCAAGCATGTCCGGACTTCACCAATTCCATTCCAATGTCCCTTCCGCCGACAAAGCACTGTGCCACGAAGCGCGCACCAGATTTCTTGCGCGATCGTCCATCACAAGGCGTCCCCTCGCCCACAGTCCGACATTGCACGGCATTCCCCGCAACCAATCGCTTTGTGAACAGAGTTGCTTCCCGGTATCCAGGCTGGCCACGTTCCGGCGTATCCACTCCACACAGGCGGATTTTGATCAACGGCCGGCTAAGCTGAAACGTGTCGCCATCAATCACTCTAGATACGGTGCTATTCCATTCCTCCGCTGATGCTTGAAATGAGAGAAGACAAAGAAGCATCGCGAGTATCGTTCTAATCATTCTGCGAAAATTCCATTCTTGAGCGTTAAGGATACGCCGCAATAAGAGTTGCGGTCGACCCAAAATACACGCAACCTCTCATTGAGTTGGGAGGTTGCAATGTCTATTCGCTTGTTTCTTGCATTGTTAGTTGTGGGCGCTTCAATCACGCCGACGCAATCTCAATCAGGTTGCCATCCGAGTTACGACCCATGCGTGCCCATAGCAAGTGACGTTGATTGTGCTGGTGGCAGCGGAAATGGCCCTGTCTATGTAAGGGGGCCAATCCGCGTTATTGGGCCTGACGTCTACCGCCTGGATCGGGATGGAGACGGTATCGCGTGCGAACGATAGAGTTCACGAAAGTCACTCCGCCTACAATTCGGTTGGCCCCTATCTTCTGTTAAAGTGGATGCTTGGACGCCCGAGCGTTCGGATGCAGCAGCTCAGCAACGTCTTTGTTCTGCTCTAGAAAAGTTTGCGCGTCTTCAAACGTGGCGAACCGAAGTGCTTGATCTGAATATTGCGTTATTTGATTAGCTGTAGGTCCCAACAATTTTGAATGATCGTTAATGAGGACCCATTCTTTTTCCTTCACGTTACCTACCCCTCTCATTTAAATTGGCTCAGCAATGAAATAAGGATTCTCGCCTATAGAAATCGGCAACTCACTACCGGAGCGATCGAGAAGGGACAGGCGATCCTTATCATTCTTGCGCAGCGAAGACCTCCGAATTTCTTCAAAGCTTAATGATGTGCAACAAAGTCTCTTGAGTATCTCAACGACTTCGGATTTGGACAGATCTGGTAACTTTGCACTGTAAATTTCGATGGAACTATCGAAACCTGTTATTTGCCAACCCGCCATGTTTGCCTCGCTCTTTATTGGATTTTCACACCATTAATCCGCAATACTAAATTTTCGGCCCTCCCCGTTTCAACTTACGTAACGTGTTGAATTTACATAGTGAACACACTTCAGGCAACTTTTGCGATTTCAATTTGTTCAATCTGCGAAAGAACTTCCGCGGAAAGCAAAATTCGCATCGTGACCGTTGGCGCAGCTGGATTTACTGCCTTTGAGCGTTTCAGAAGGATTTCCAAGTCCAGACAGTCAAACATTTCTATGAAATCTCGACGCTCAATTAGTTCTGGCTTATTGAGCACGAGCCAAGAGACTGCAGACATACATGGGGCTGACCAGTTCCCTCGGTTCTTACCCGCGTTGATCAGCCCGAAGACAAGGCGCAGGTGTTCCGCACCGTGGTTCTTCAAGAGCTTTTGGCATGTCCGCCGGGCGCGCGATTGGTGCCGCCCTGTCGGCCGCGTAGTGTGGTCGACAAAGTGGACGCCAAATTCCGCGGCTATACGGTCAACGTGGCCGCCTGATGCCATCAAGCCCCCTCTTTCTGCAAATCAGCAAAGGCCGCTTCCGCGCGTTCTTTTGCGGTCATGCGTCGAGGTTGCTGCACTTGCTGCGGCTTATGCCCCTTGAGCATCTTCCTTTGCAGGCTCGTGACCTGCTTCAACACCCGGAGCTCAAGGACGAGCAGCCGATTACGCGCCCTCTCAAGGGCAAATTCGTCCTCGATCCGGGCACCAGGCCGCTCTGCCTTACGCCGCAGCATTTCGACCTTGTGTTGGGCGGCTTCGATTTGGTCTTTCAGATCCATCACAGCGCAAAGCCCTCCTGCCCGCGTTCGTCATAGTCAACGAATGAAGTTCTTGGGCCGACCCAACCGGCCTTTGCACGCTTCCCAACTGCAGTACGGCGTGATTTCAGATTGATAAACTCAGCCAGGTTGAGCCAGTTGGCGCGTTCAGAAAGCCACTTGTCACGCTCTGCCTGCGTGAGGTGCGACGGCAAGATGACATCGTCTATCTTCTGTGCCGGCCGGTGCATCATCAGGCCCCAATTGGCCTTGTTCCGGACCGCCTGACCGCCGTAGGTGTCCGCAAGGCTTATGCTGATGTCCATTCGCTTCGCGTAGGCGCTTGTTAGCTGGCCTATAGCGATGATTGGCACCATCAATTTGGTAGAAAGCTTGTCCAGCTTGCGGGCCGACAATGCCGGGCGCTCAGCAAGGGAAAAGTTGCCCTTCTCTTCCGCGTCTAGGTCATCAATCGTATCCAGGAAGACGCAACCGCATTTGCCGCCGTTTTGGAACTTGAAAGCCTGTATCTTGCTTTCAATGGTGCTAATCCGCATGTCGTCTCCGGGCTCGACATGCAACGGCGCGTCTTTCAGATCCATATGGGCATTGACGATGCTTTCCATTTCCTGCGCTGACAGCCCGCCACGATAGGCCAGGTCGGAACTCACATTTGCCTCTGCTAAGATTTCCTTGGCTGAAATGTCTTCGTCCGTTTCTTCTGCAGTGATGAGCAGATGCTTGACCCATGGGTTTGCTCTGGCGATCTGACGAACCAGGGCAGATTTGCCATGACCAGACGGGCCAACGATGTAGCCAAAGTCTCCGTCCCTGATCGGCCCCATCAGGTCGTCAAGTGCCCCCACACCAAAGCGAAAACCAATACTGCGTTCACCGCTTTCAACCTTCTGTAGGTCATCAATGAACCGCTTGCCTGCCTCGAAAACCGAGACGCCCACACGCTGGACACGCTGGCCGGAAATTGCCGTCAGCTTTTTGGTTGCCGCAGTGGCCAGGTCCACACCGTTCACCGACTTGTCGCCGGCACGGCGGATCAGATCCGTAGAAAACTCGACCACCTGGCGCCGGATGAACTCGTCAAAGACGGTCTCGGAAAGCACGTCCAACAGGTCAGACGCGGGCATGTCGCCGCCGGCACGCTGCAGACAAGTGCCGAGAAATGACGGAAGATCGGGGATGCCGAACTTTGCGGGGTCTACGTCCACACGTTCACGAAGCGCTTGGATACCAATGCGCGTTCCACCGGCCTCGAGACCCTGCATTGCGCCCCAGATTGCGACAGTCAGTTGATTGGTGAATGCCTCTTTCGGCAAACGCCGCAAAACGTGGCCGGTGATTTCCGGTTGAGCCAGGACAAGCCCAATCAGCTCGGCTTCGCGATCTGGAATGTTGGGAAAATGAAAAGTCATGCAAGGACTCCCAGAGTCAACTTGTGCGTGTTAAAGGCTGTCATATGAAGCCTCACCACTGGATCCTGATCGGCGCTTTTCTCCCCATTGGCTTGTTTTTGTCGATCGCAATGCTCGACACCGCATGCTCCCTCGACACGGCGAGTAAAGCCGATGAGAGCATTCTTGAATGCTACCGGGCGTGGATCGGAGCACTGAGTGGTTGGGCTGCTGCTGGTGCAGCTGTAGTTACGCTGTTTGTTTTGAAACAAACGCTCTCCACTGCCAGAGAAAGCAACGAAATCCTTGAAACGCAAACAAGAGTCGTTACGGGTAATTTGCTCCCTGTATTTAATCACAACGGGAAAGCTAAGTCTGACGACAGGGAAATTTTTCGATTTTGGAACTACAATAGACGAGACATTACAATTCTCAGTATCAGGATAACAAAGCCAGACAATATATTCTTTGGCTTCCTTGAGTATGGCCGTAACGATCCAAGAGAAAAAGACATTATCAAGAATAATGAGCTCAGAGAAGCGCTTGGCAATTTGCTTGAACAGAGCCGCAGAGTGAGTCTTGTTGACATTGTTCCAGGGACACCAGTCGGCCACAGATGCAGACCCATAACTTTCCGTATTAGATTCGCAGATCAGAAATACGACGTTGATATTCCAGCTCAAGAAATCTCCCTTGAGATTGAATGGCGATACAGAGATGAAAACAGGGAGCATGTTCGGTCGCTCGAATGCAGGACAAGTATTGGCTCCCAGCCCGTTGATGAGGAGGAAGACGACTGGCTCCAGATTGACGAGAAATAGTTCCATTTCTTCGCCGCTGAATGCGTGATAAGCGTTTTCTTTCATCAATTAATCTCAGTTCTCATGTAGAGACTGTTGTGGACTTCTAAGAAATCAAACCCGGGCATTGGTTCCGGCTGCATGAGCACTTCAATGCCTTGCGCAACAGCCAGCTCTGCGAGTTTCAACGCTTCGCGGCGGCCAGTTGGATCCAGCCAACGGCCCTTGTCGGCCTGCCATTTCCACTTATCGCCATCCGGATAGATCGCGAGCCGTTCAATTTCCCTGGGTAGTTCAAGGCCAGAGAGGCCATTTGCTGTTCTACAGGCCCAAACTGGCAGGCCTGAAAGCAGATGCACGCCAAAGGCGGTCTCTATCCCCTCGCAAACAGCAATAAAACGACCGTCTTTAGGAGGATGCAGCCGAACAGCGCCACCGCCACAGGGACCAAGGCCCTTTTTGATCTTGTTGCCTTCCGCATCGCGCAGGTTATTGCCTTGCGCATCCAGATAGATCCGCCAGGCTCCAAGCTGGTTTCCCTCTGCCCCTTGGACGAGTGCGACGAGCGCGGGATGATATTGCCCTGGTCCGAGGAAGCATTTCGGGTGGAACCGGAGGACATCGGGCAGCTTCCCTTCAAGGCCTTTGACACGGCTGCGCAGATAGTCTTCTGCCACCGAGCCCTCAATCAACTGGGCCTCGCCCCACAGTTGCTTAGCGACCTTAAGCCGGGCCAGTTCGTCCTGGGCTTCGTCATCCTGCCTCTTCTGGTCGCGCTCTTCGGCTTCAGCCTGACGCTTCGCCCAGGCGGCGCGTTGCTCAGGAGTGTATTCGGTGCCGCCAGACGGTGGGGCTTCACCGGTCAGCTCTTGGCAGGCCTGCGGAAAGGTCAGCCCGGCGCAGTGCATGACAAGGCCGATTGCATCACCGCCGCCGCCAGCACCCCGGCACACCCATTTATTTTTTGACGTGTTCACCGCAAAGCGGTCAGTTCCGCCGCAGCCCGGACACGGGCCGACATATTCCCCGCCCCCGGCCTTCTTCAGCGTTGCGCCACTCTTCTTTGCGGCATCCAGAAGCGAAACCTTATTCGCCCGCAGTTTGTAATCGGTCCATGCCTGATCGAGGTTGCTCATGCCGCCTCCCCCACGCCGAAGAGGCCGCCGGCTGGAGCTTGAGCGCGTTGCAGCCTCATTTGAGTTTGGAGCCAGAAGGCAACCCCAGCCGCTTCTGCAGCGTCCTTGGATTTGGTTTCGATCCTCATCATCTGGCAGACGCGCTTTGCAACGTCCTTGTAGTCTTCTTCACCGACCGGCTTCAGACCGCCGAGGAAGTCTTTGCGCCAAGACTGCACCGCTACGAGGTGGAAAGGTATGCTCAGAGAAAAGCATACCTCTTGAGCGCAGTTGTTTAGGTAAGCCAACGTTGCCGCCGTCGCATCGTTTGTGACGACAGTTTCAACCATCTTGCCGCTGAGCGGGTCTTTCACTTTCTTCTTCATGTTCGCGACCGCCCGGCGCTCGATCGCAACGGCCTGTACGTCATTGGTTTTTAGAAAGGTCCAGAGCCATTGACGAAAATTTGCATTCCGCTCGGCATCGCATGACGCCTTGCGTTTGCCGACCTTCCCGGCATTGAACAGGCCGGTTTGATAATTGCTGCCGTCCGCGATGCACCAGCCGGTTTTAGTTGCTACGTCGAGCCCGCATATCCGCATCAAGCCACCTCCCTTGCGTTCGCAGAAACCTTCTCGCCGCGGAGGATGGCCAGCGTTCTTGCCGTCTGATCCAACAGCGCTTCCAAACGTTCAATGCACGCCGCCTGCTCTTCGCTGGTTAGCTTTGCATCCGCATAGGCATCGGCGACTGTCGAACTTGCTTCCGCGAAGACCTTCATTAGTTCGGAGAGAGACGTGAGCGCACAGCCGTCGCCTTTGCAGGTCCCGCGCCTCACCAGATCAAAGCCCGCCATATCAGCGAGGCATTTGGTTACGGGAGGAAGGCAACCGCTCTCCACCACGTCGGCCTCAAGCTCGGCAATTGCCTTGATTGGAAAAAATCGACGGTCCTGGCCGTCGATTGTGGTGCAGCGCTGTATTTGCGTGAGCTGCTTATATGCGGTGATTTCCCGGGCTCTCTCGGCACCACCAGCGGCGCGCACGAGGTCTTTGCTTGCGATTGACAACCGGTCGTATTCGTCGCGGCTCAGATAATCCATGGTTACTCTCTTCCAATATTTGCAACCGTGAAGACTTCAGAGGGCGTTCCCACCTCTTTGGGCATGGAAACGAAACAGACCCCACACCCACACTTTTTGAGGCTTGTAGCCTCAGGCACCCGCAGAGCTGACAGTCTGGCCGAGAGACTGCGGAAACGCCGGATAAGCTTGGTTTGGACCCGGGAAGAGATACTTTCCGGGTCCGATCGCTCACCCCAGAAGAAGGCGAACGGTGATGACCTTGTGCCTTTCTAGGCGGCTGCCTTCTTAGTGATCCTGGCGCCTTGGTAAGCGTCGTAGTGATCCTTCACCGTCACTTGCCCGCCAGTTGCCGTTTCGATCAGCGAAATGATTTCCGGCTTAGGCCAGCGGAGGCCGTTCGCATATCTGCTGATAGCGGCCTGAGAGACGCCAACGCGTCCGCCAAATTCCGCGTGAGACATTTGGTTATCTCCAAGGAAGTCATTGAGCTTCATAAGCCAAAACATACCGATTAGGCATAATCATGCAAGATAAAAATACCAATTTGGCTTTAGATATACCAAGTGATTGGGGTTACCAATGTGGTATGAATGTGTTGAAAGACCTTCGGGCCGCCAGAGAATTGACGCAAGCGCGTCTTGCGGAACTAGCTGGCACGTCACAGCCGCAAATTCGTCGCCTAGAAAACGGCGAACGAACAATTACGCGTGAATGGGCGGAACGCCTGGCACCTCACTTAGGTATTTCCCCGTCAGAGCTGCTCTTCCCGGATGAGCACAAAGGTAAATTAGACAACTTGCATATTAAGCCCGTTTCGCGTTCAGGGTTCGCCGACAACATCGTAAAAGTAACATCCGCGGAAAACAAAACCCTCTCAGTAAAGGGAGATGTCGCCGCTGGCCTATGGATGGAAGCTGATCTTTTTGACAGCGAGAAAGCCGAGAACTCTAGCTTAGCTGGCGGCGATGCAAGATATTCGCTGGACTATCAATATCTGCTTCGCATTCGTGGCGAGAGCTTGAACAAGATCGCCCAGGATGGCGACCTAATCCTTTGTCTCGACTATGGGCAGGCCGGAATTGATCTGGTGTCCGGTGACTTAGTCGTTGTTGAGCGGTTCAGGGACGGCGGCCATACATTGGAGCGTACCGCTAAACGTGTTGTGCGCCACAACGGTGACATTGAGCTTCGTCCCGAGTCTACAGACTCGCGTTTTCAAGAGCCGGTTATTTTTGACGAACACAGCGAGGAAGCTACGGAAGTGCGGATTATCGCGAAGATTTTGAAAGTCATTCGCGAGGTGTCGTAAATCCGCGGCAATTAGCCATGGACCAACCAACTTTTTATTCGTTAATTTTGGCTGCGTTCGTTGGTGCCGCATGTGTATTCGTATTGTCGAAGCGTCGTAAAGATCAAGACAGCGACGCCCCGTCAAACGATGCGCTGACCGAGATTTCTGCCCTAGTAAAGCACATGGGCTATGACCTTACCCCTTTCGGTGCTGCTGTCGCGCTGGCCTCCGTTGAGAATGGATATTCAAGGGCGGAAACCGCTTCGCACCTAACTGTTATTTCATTCGCACGAGATGCCAAAGAGGCGGATGCTGAAACCGTGCTCACAAAATTGCCTTTTGCCGGCGCCGCTATTTTGAGAATCCTTGAGAAACTTCACGATGAGGGAAATTTTCGTCGAGAGCTTTGGGAAAACGACGCTGGTGCGATCGCTAAAATGATGCTGAACGAGCCAGGCAGAGACGAATTGATTGAGTTGGTTTTGTCCGACGAAATGGCCTTGAAAGGTGCTTTTGCTACAAGCAGACTCTTTCCCAAATCGGCCCCCCTCTGATCTATCCGTAACTCTCTACCCTAAGTTTCAGATCTTGTTTCTGTCGATAGGTGGGGGAAGGGTTCCAAGCCATAGACCCCCCTACCCCCTGGGGCGACCCAGAAGGCGGGAAGACCATGGCCTGTGTCTTGTCGACCGGAGCCGGGAATGGGACACAAACGCCAGAGCGCCTTTCAGCTAACTCGTCCTCTGTTTCTGGCGGCACCGTAGGACTTTCGACCCCCGCGCCTGCAGTTTTCATCCAGCAGGGAATTGCACCCTGTCACCGCTGATTTAAGACCATATCGGTATATTTTATGCCGTCAATACCATTTTGGACTTGATTTAATATACCAAGTCGGTATTTTTCTCTCATCAACAGCGGAACGAAGGCGGCAACAGACCAGATCTTCCGCCAAGCTTTGAAGAGGAAGAAAGTCCATGTCCCTCAGCACCGACACATCCTTTTTCCACGTCCTTTGCGACATCAAGGGAACGATCTACACGCCGGAAATGGATGTTGAAGAATTGCGCTTTTCGCAGATCGTCGCCGACATTCAGAGCGGCCAGCTTGAGAATGTGAAAGCGATTTTCGAGTTCAACCCGGCAGAGGGTTGGAGCAACGACATTACCGCTGACGTGATGGCGGCCGCCTTCCCCGAACTTGAAGACGACGGCGAAGACTATTCCGATTACTCGGCCGAGCGTATTTCCGGCTCTGTCGCAGGCGTTGAGCATAGGGTGGCCGCATGAAGCGGCTCCCACTTCCGCCGAAACACCGCGGCGTTTCTCACTCGGTTGAACGGGTTCTTTTCACGGCAATGGGCCGGGCAGGTCTGGCGGCAATGATCCTTCTTGCCCTGACCATCGGAAGCCACTTCCGCCACATGTGACGCCCCTGTTTGCAGCGGCACTTCCTCCTACGCTGCAACACTCCCCCGGCTGGTTTTGAGGGACGCCAGCCGGGGGCACAGAAGAACGTCCCAACTCTGACCATCCTCCCCACCAACTGGCCGGAAGACCGGCCGTCTTTTCCGCCTCTCCCGAGTGGAGACGCGCAACAGGCACAAGAGGACTTGACGATGAAGATTTGTTGCTGCGCGTGCGGCGAAGACGTTTCGGCGAGACTGACAACCGGCCGGGAGATTTACCCACATCGCCGCGACCTATCACGCTTGCCTTTCTGGAAGTGCGATAGCTGCAAGAACTTTGTTGGCTGTCACCACAAGACCAGCAAACCGCCAACGCCGCTCGGCTGCATCCCCACGCCCGAAATCAAAAACGCCCGTCAGCAAATTCACCGGGTGCTTGATCCGATTTGGAAGTCAAAGCGCATGAGCCGGAAACAAGTCTATAGGGCTGTTGCTGATCAACTTGGAAAATCGACCTACCACACTGCTGAAATCCGGAGCGTTGAAGAGGCCCGCACCGTCTACCGCATTGTGCAGGAGTTGGCACAATGACCGAAGCAATCCAATGGAACGGCGAGACGATCACAGAACCAGGCGTATACGTTGGCATTCCGCTTGAGGAATACCACAACAATCTCAAACTGCTGGACGCACCGAGCGTATCCAAGTCCTCGCTAAAACACCTGTTTCCAGCCCTCGGCGGGAGCCCCAAAAAGTTTTGGCACCTATGGAAGCAGAACCCCAACCACATCAAGCCGAAGACAACGAACGCCCTGAACTTAGGGAAAGCGGTCCATGCACTGCTTTTGGGTGACGAAGTCTTTTCCGAAAAGTTCGCGGTGCAGCCGGAGACATATCCGAATAGCAAAACCGGAAAGCCGTCCGCGTGGAGCAACAACGCAACTCACTGCAAAGCGTGGAACAAGGAACAGGAAGACGCGGGCAAAACCATCGTCACGAGCGAGCAGATTGAAAAGATCCGCCGCATTGCGGAGGACGCAGCCCGCGACCCCATGGTGCAACAGGGCATCTTGAACGGCGCTGTTGAGCGGTCCCTTTTCATCAAGGACGAGCGGACCGGCCTTTGGTTCAGGTCCCGACCGGACAACGACGCAGTTGACGGCTTTTTTGCCGACCTGAAAACCACGTCGAGCATGGATGAACGTTTCATCCGGCGGCAGATCAAAGACAACGGCTATTTCATCCAAGGCGGCGGCGTCCGTCGCTCTGCCCGGGAACTCGACCTGCCCTTTGACAGCTTTTGGAATGTCTACGTTTCGACCGGAGACACCCCCGACACTCAGGCCGTTGAACTGGATCCAGCCGACCTAGACCTAGGCGAAGCCCTAATTCGTCACGGCCTGGACACTATCGCCGAATGTATGGCGTCCGGCATCTGGCCCGGCGCCCGCCCCTATGAGGCCCGCCCCGTTCGCATTGGCGATTGGGATCGCGAAGCCATCGAGCAAGACCTTAAGACCCCAGCATTGGAGCAAGCAGCATGACCCAGGTACCGGCAACCCAAGACGCGCTTGAATTGGCGGTTCAGAAGGGACAAACAGTTTCGATTGACCACGTGAAGGGCGCAAAGCTTGCGCCTCAGTCACTTGGTGAAGTCCTGCGATTTGCGGACATCATGAGCCGCGCAGATATCGCTCTGCCTAAGCACCTTCGGAACAACCCTGGCGCCTGCATGGCTGTCGCACTTCAGGCAATGGAATGGGACATGAGCCCGTTTGCGGTCGCGTCCAAGTCTTATGCTGTCAATGGTCAAATTGCATATGAAGCGCAGCTCATTGCCGCCGTGGTCAACACCCGCTCAGGCATTCAAGGGCGGCTACGCTACGAATTTGAAGGCGAAGGCGACAGCCTCACTTGCACCGTTCGCGGCACAATTGACGGTGAAGAGTACAGCTATACGTCTCCACCGGTCGGCGCAATAACCACAAAAAATTCCCCTCTTTGGAAGACTGACCCGCAACAGCAGCTTGGCTACTACTCTGCCCGGGCATGGGCGCGCCGTTACACCCCGGAAGTACTGTTGGGCGTCTACGACAGGGAAGAAGTTGCAAGCTTCCAAGGTGCAGATAATGCCCGCGACGTAACACCAGCCCGGGCGACAGGCGCAGAACGTCTTGCTGCCGCGAAGCGGAGCCAGGAGCAGCCGGAACAGAGCTTTCTGCCTCAAGAAGGCTTCAACCTCGAACACGTCAACGCAACCACCGCACAGGCTGCAGCTCAACAGGACAAGCCGGATCAGAGTGGCAACGCCAATACGCTCGACCTTTCCCCGGCAGACAACAGCCCATTGCCGCAGGAGAGCGAGAACCCGGCACCGGCCGAGGAAGCCCCGGCAAAACAGAGCGCAACCGACCCGCTGGCGTCCTTCAAGGCTGAGTTGTCCAAAGCCCAGACGCTGGAAGCTGTCGACGCGATCAAGGCTGACTTTGCAGCAGGCCTTAATCAGCTTCGCCCCGAGGACAAGAAACAAGCCCGCTTGGCGATCAATGAGCGGAAAGAGCGGATCGAGGCAGGCAAATGATCACGCTTGCCCTTTGCCTCGCCAACACCGGCATTCAGCGCCCGGCCGCGCTCGATGATCAGCAGTACCCGCGTCCCGTCGCAATGGGTGCCGTGCAGTGGGACGCGGCAGGCGTGTTCGCCGAGTACCGCAGTTTCATCCGCCAGGAAAAGAGTGTGTCGGCGAGCGCGGAGAAATCCCACGGGATCGGCGACCGTGTTGCGCGGAGCCGTGGCCTACCGGAACGGACCGCCATTTCATGGCTGACCAACTCGCTCAAGACCTCAACCCACCTTATCGGCTGGGATCTGGATTTTGACCTTGACGTGATCCGGGCCGCGTTGATCCGGCACGACGCCAACCCGGCAACCCTGATCCGGCCGCAACTCCGGACAACGAGCCTTGCTGGCATCTGCGCAACGATTGTGGGCGGCCAGGATGAGAACGGCGAGGCAGTCGCGCCAACGATAATCGAAGCGCTCAATGCAATAGCCCCAGACGCCGGGATCTATCCGGACAACCTGCACACCAAGGCGGAAGCCTGCCGGGCCATCTTCACCGTCCTTTGCGCCGAGAACATCATCTCTGACATGGAGCAAGCGGCGTGACCCTGATCATCACCATTCGGAACGAAAGCCGACCGAGCACAGACGGCACCCGATATTTCAGCATTGCGGAATGCGAGGGCCTATCTGCCGCCAAGTCCAAAGGCGGAGTTATCCACGAGCTTGCACGACTTCTGCAGGAAGGCGGGCACAACCGGGAAGCACCCGTAATTGTTCAGCGCGACGGGGTGACCGTCTTCGGAGAACGGCCGTTGTGGGAGTGGGCTGACTACATGCTTTACGAGCCAGACGGCGGGCCTATGCGTCTTATCAAATGGAATTACGAAGCCCAGGCGAAACTAAAGGCCGAGAGAACGGCGAAGGCGGGAAAGTCCGCGGTTAAGGAGGCAGCAGCATGAAATCGGAAATCCTCGTTTGCCCGGGCCGCAAGGGCCTTCGCCCGATCATCATCAAGACGAAAAGCGTTTCGCTTGTCGATCATCGTTATTCGGGGAAGAAGCTGACCGGGCCGCAAGGAACGCGCTTGGTGAAAGTCACCCTGCCCTCTTTCCCGTCTCTGGAAAAGGAGGCCGTTTAATGTCTCACCTTTGGCACAACCCACACGCCACAACCGCTTTTTCGCTCGATCCGAGCGGCAAAGGTCAGCAGCGGATGACGGATGAAACGCACCTCGCATTCATCCGGAAACTGCCGAGCCTGGTTTCAGGTGGTCACGGCTGCGAGGCCTGCCACGTCCGTTACGGCGACCCGCGCCACAAGAAGGCGAAGACCGCCAAGGGGCGGAAGCCGGATGACGCTTGGACGGTTCCCATGTTGCCCGAGGAACACCGCCTGCAGCACAGCGGCAACGAAAAAGCCTTTTGGGATCGCATCGGCATCGATCCGCTGGAAGTAGCGCGCCAACTCTATGCGGTTTCCGGAGACGTAAAGGCAGGCCGCAAAATCATCATGAACGCCAGGAGGGCAACGAAATGAGCGCCATAGTCGAGAAACACCGTGACCGCATTGAGCAGCTTGCCAAGAACACGCTTGCCGACATGCTCTTAGTGACTGGCCCACTTCCCGAGGTAGAGCGCCGCGCCGTCGTGATTGGCGCACTTGCAACTGCCGTCAACATCACAATCGCGGATGCGAAACAGCGGGACCCGCGCTTTGGAGAACTGGTCGAGGCGACCTTTGCCCGAAATATCAACCTCGCCATTGTCGGCGAATTTGATGAAGCCGCTGAGTGAGGGACGCCATTGCTTGCAGTCGCAAAAATAGCAGTGCTTCAAAAGGCCGTCGAAGGCGACTTGCTGACGGCGGCCGAGGAAGACACCTTGCGCGAATGCGTCGAGGACTACCGCCGACGCCTGCCACTTGGAAACGGGTTCAAGCTGACAACGGCCGACGTTGCCGAGGCTTTCGAAATCCTGTTTGACGACGTGCAGTTTATGACAGGAAGCCGGAGGCAAAGGGTAATCCGGCTACTGATCAAGACAGGCGCCAAGGGCTACCAGATCGGCAGTCTTCCCGTGCGCCGAGAGCACCCGACGGACGAGCATATTGCCGAAGACTTCCGCGTGCCTGTGACACCCGACGAGATAAGGAAGGCAAGTTAA